ATCAAATTCTCTATGACTAAGTTTGAAAAAATCAGCAGCAATACCTTTTATTCGATGATCAGGTAAATTTCTTTTTTTAATATCTTTATTCTTTTTTAACTCACGGTACATCTTTAAAGCACCTTTGTACTTATCAGCGTGAGCATATCTTTTTAAAGCATGCCTTATTTTTGGGGGAAGTAAATCAATAAACTTTAAATCTTCGTTTACGGTTGTGTGGGTTTTGAAAGAGTCCATTAAATAACCTTATATATTATAGATATAAAGCTATTTATATCTTTACAAGTTTTTAATAATCTTATTTAGATTCTTAATTTTACTATATTTTTTTAGCTTTTGAAGCTTGGGTATTATCCCATCTTGTATATTTTCAAGATTAATATAGCCATAATATTCAAGAATCATTATCATAGCTAATACATCAGCTAATTCTTTTTCTAATTCGGCTACATTATCATCATCATATGGACCGAATCTTATTAATTTAGAGCAAGCTTGTATAACTTCTGCTGACTCTTCTGACAAAATTGTCAGAGTTTCTTTAATATTCATTTCTTTTTAGGACCTATTATATAGTCCTGTTTCTCCATTGCATCATCTAGGATGCTTTTTAGTATATCACCTGCTGCCTGATTAAATTCAGGTTTACCATGAGGGTCATCACCTAAGTAATCTACTATTTCATAATCAAAATTTATAGATTCAGTGGTTTCATTAAGTTTAATAGATTCATATCTATATATGACACCATGAAATTCACCACCATCCAATCGTACATACCAATGATCATCATCTCTACCATGTTGGTCTACAAATGACCATTTTCTAAATGGTATATTATCTTTTAATAAAGTCGATTTCATAAAATGTTCCTTCGTAGTCAAATCGAATAGTTGAATGTGAATATGCTTTATGTGATGTTGAGGTTTGACGTTGTACAGTTTGACAAACAATTCTTGTACCACCTTGATTTTGTCCTTCTTCAGCACCAATTAATGCACCAATTACAGCTCCTGGAACTCTACCATTTTCATCATCTATAGCATCACCAACAACCGCACCAAAGATTCCTCCCCAAAGTGCACTACTAATTACATTATTTTGATTTTGTTCACCACATACTTCAACATAATATGGTTCTTTATAATATACTTCATGATAATTATCTGTTACTACTGCGCTATGTGTGATTGTACCTGCTATAACATGTGTTCCCATCATTAATAGGAAACCAGTCATAAACCAACCAAAACGTTTAATTTTTTCTTTCATTATTTTTCTCCTTCATTTTTACATCTCTTTGAATTAGGATGTCGTTTACATCTATAAGTTCCGTGACTCATATGTTTTTTAGAGATTCTATTTTTATTAGCATCCCTTTTTAGTTTAACATGTGGTATCATTGTTTTACTCATATCATTCCTCTATATCAATTAAATACATTACTTCAGCTTCATTAAAAATCTTTTCAGCATTTTTAATTGATTCATCCCACTGAGTATTGTATACCTTAGGTCTCATAGCAACAACCTTTTTAATTCCTACTTGAATAATACCTTTAGCGCATTCATTACAAATAGGTAATCCATAAACATATAAGGTAGAACCTTTTAAAGATATACCAGAAAGACATGCATTATATATAGCATTCATTTCTGCGTGTACAACTAATTCAAGTTTTCTTTCTCTATTTTTAAATCTAGAACTACTATCTTTAATTCCTCTTGGGAATCCATTATAACCTTGTGATAATACTTGACCATCTTTACCAATAACTACTGCACCAACTTTAGTGTTTGGGTCTTTACTCCATGCAGATATTTCTTTTGCTAAATGAGTATACCTATCTCCCCAAGTTCTATTTGAAATACTACTCATAATTAAATCCTTCGAATTCTGGTTGTGATTTTATTGGTGCATCAGCAATATTAAGTGTTTGAGCAGTATCTTCTACATCATATAATCTCATTTTAGCTCTATCAACACCAACAACAAACTTTTTATTTTTTCCTGTTGGGTCATTATATCTATTCTTTAATTGTTTAACCATCAATTGATTTAAGTCTTCTAACTCATCAGTAGATATAATAGCAAACATTAAGTCAGCTGTTGCTGGTAAACCAAATGATTCTGATGTATCTTCAAGTCCAACATCTGAACTACCAAATCCGGTTCTAGTAGTTTGTGTAGCAGTAACAATGGGTAAATTATACTCAACTGCCATGCCACGTAATTCTTCTGCAATTGCTTTCACATAAGTATATGAGTTAATAGCACCACCCATTGCTTTCATTCTTGCTGAAGCACATATATTTAAATAATCTATACAAATTAAATCGGGTGTAAAATCTCTTTTAATTTTAAGTTCTTTTAATAAAGCTCTAAAGTGAATAGAACTTGCTGCTCCCGTGGGATACTCTTTAACAATTAATTTACCTACACCTTTATCAGTCAACTTGTGCATTTTTTTGTCAAACATATCTTTTGATAAATTTTCTAATTGGTCAATAGGTACATTCATAAGGTTAGCATCTATACGTTCAGCAATTCTTTCTTCAGCCATTTCCATAGTGATATATAATACATTCTTCATTTGAGTCAAAGCACCTGCTGCTACATGACACATAAATAATGACTTACCAACACCTGTACCTGCAAGAGCTACGTTAAGAGACTTATTAACAAGACCACCTTTGGTAATTTTATTAAACATTTTTAAATCAAATGGAAGATGTTCTTCTGCTCTATGATAAAATTCAAAACGATTATCAGAATCATCTACATAATCATGTCCAACTCTTAAATCAAAGTTAACTCCAAGAGCTTCAGATAAAACATCAGGTAATGCATTCTTATCTAATGTTTCATGTTTACCTTCAATAATATTAATAGAATCCATAATGGCTAAATAAATTGCTCTATCTTGACACCATTTTTCAGTTTTTTCTGTTAACCAATCAACAGTTTGTTCTTCTTTTTGAACACTTATTTCAGGAATAAGAGCTAAAGAATCAGAACCAATTTTAGGATTATTTTTTAATTCAATTGATAGTGCATCAGCACTTGGCAATTTATTAAATTTATTTACAAATTTAATAATTTCATTAAAGACTCCACGATATGGTTCTTCAAAATATTTAAGTTTTAAATGAGGAATTACACTTCTAGTATAATCCTCGTTTAACATTAAGTTACGTAGGATTAATGTTTCAATCTGCACTCTTAATCATCTCCGCATGACCTATTTCATATTTACGTTTAATATAATCTTTAAAGTCTGTATTAGCAAAGATAGGTTTCCAAAAAGATTCTTTAAGTGTATCAGCAATACGAACTTTTTTATCTTCTATCTCACCAGTTGTTTTATCAACTTTAGAATACCAACCAATGGTAGGTTTAACTACATAGCCACCTTCCATTGCTGAATCTAATAAACCAGAATATTGTTCAATACCGCCTTCCCATGTAACACTAATAGGAATTTTAGATTTTTCTTTAACAAATCTAGATTTTTCAACATTAATAATAAAATGATATCCTTGAATTTCAGTACCCTTTTTATCTTGTTGTCTGCCAAGAATCCAAATATTATCACTTGAATAATAAATTCCTGTACCACCTGATACAACAGCTTTAGGAAATAATCCAATCTCTTGATACGTATGGTTAACTGCAAGTAATGGAATGTCTCTCATTGTCAAATAAGGAGTGCACATTCTAAATAAACCTTTAAGAGCTTTTGCTCTTGACATATCTGCTACAGATTTTTCACTAAAGGTATCATCTAATTCTTTTTTAGAAGCTAAGTTACCAATTGAGTCAATCATAATAATGACTTTGTCTTTGCGTTCGATATTCTCTAATTGGTTAATTAAATCAAACTTCAATTCCTCAACATTAGTAATGGGGCTATGGAGTACTCGAGAAGTATCAATACCGAACGACTTAAAGTATTGTTGGGGTGAGCCAAATTCTGAATCATAAAATAATAAAACAGCATCATCATATTTTTCTAAATATGCTGCTGCAATTAATAATCCAAATGATGTTTTAAAATTCTTTGATGGTCCTGCTAATACTGTCAATCCTGAGGTTAAACCTCCATCTGGATCGCCAGATAATGCAACGTTAATCATTGGAACCTTTGTTGGTACCATCTCTTGGTTAGAAAAAATCTTGGATTTATCAAGAGATGCTGTCTCTTTAATCCTAGAATTCTTTTGTAGCTTGTCCATTATACCCATCTTTTCACCTTCTTTTGTTCATCGTATTCGTTCC